GGGGGGGCTCATCTATGGGATATAAACTCGCAGGTTTTGAGGTCATCGGGAACTGTGAGATCGATCCTCAGATGATGAAGATCTACAAGAAGAACAATCACCCTAAATATAGTTATCTGATGGACGTCAGGGACTTTTTGAAACTCCCAGATGAAGAACTCCCGGAGGAATTATTCAGCCTTGACGTTCTGGACGGCTCGCCTCCGTGTTCAGTTTTCTCGATGGCAGGGAGCCGAGAGGAAGCATGGAACGTTGAGAAGAAGTTCAGGGAGGGACAGGCGGATCAGAGACTCGATGATCTATTCCTCTGGTTTATAGCAATAGCAAAAAGGCTGCAGCCGAAGGTCGTCATCGCGGAAAACGTCAAGGGTCTGCTCCTGGCGAACGCTCGCGGATGGGTCAATCAGATCGTTAAAGGATTCGACGAGGCAGGCTACAAGGTTCAGATCTTTCTTCTGAACGCTTCCAGGATGGGAGTCCCACAGAAGAGGGAGAGGACGTTCTTCGTGGCACACAGGAAGGACCTCGAGGTTCCAGACATCAATCTGATATTTGACGAAGAGCCGATTCCGTTCGGGCAGGTCAGAGAAGAGCATGGGGATCCACTCTCTCCGACATCAGCTCAGCACAGGCTCATCAAGTACAGGAGACCAACAGATCGAGACCTCAGCGACATCAACAAGAGGCTGACCAAGAGGACCAGCGGATTCACTTCCGCGATAAACCGGGACAGTGAACCGGCGTACACGATAACGGCAGGAGGGGAGACATTCCGATATTATGACGGGCTTCTGATGACAGATCGAGACATCATCAACTGTCAGACCTTCCCACAAGACTATGACTTCGGAGATCAAAAAGTCCGTTATGTCTGCGGGATGAGCGTCCCGCCGGTCATGATGGCGAAGATCGCGGAGCAGGTAAACAAGCAGTGGCTGAGTTTATAACATGGGGGCTGACATCGTTCAGTCTTCTGGGAAACTATTTGAACTGTAGAAAACGAGCGACGGGGTTCAGGATCTGGATCGCGTGCAACCTCGGATGGATGGTCTTCGACATCATCCACGGAGTCTGGGCCCGGGTGTTCCTGGGAGCAGTTCAAACGGCTTTTTGTATTTACGGCCTGATAAGGTGGACACAGGAGGAACATCATGGCAAACGCTAAGACGTGGCGGATGAGAATCCGCGCAGCGACCAAGGAGGCGGGGACCTATCGACCATACTTTGAACAGGTCATCGCGATCCTGGCGGACATCCTCGAGCGGAAGGATGACGCCGTGGACCAGTATGAGAAGACCGGCAGGAAGCCGGTGGTCGCGCACACAAACAAAGCAGGGGCAACGAACCTCGAGAAGAACCCCTGCCTCAGAGTCATCGAAGAGTGTGAGGCTCAGGCACTCAGCTACTGGCGAGACCTGGGACTGACACCGGCGGGGCTCAAGAGGATCAACGAGGAAGCGATGAAGCAATCGGGACCGGCGAAGAAGATGAGCTTCTCATCACTTCTGGATGAGTTGACCGGATGAAGACGGTCAGCTACAAGGATGAGGTCATCCAGTACGCGAAGGATGTGGTCGCCGGGAAGATCAAGCGCGGCGGGAACAAGCGCGAGTGTCAGCGCTTCCTGAACTGGATGAAGAGGAAGGACATCGAGCTCAAGAGCTCGAAGCCTGACCTGGTCATCAATGTCATCAGGACCTTTATGGTTCACAATCAGGGCGAGGATCTGGAGGGTCACTCGCTCGTGAACGAACCTCTGGAGCTTCAGCCATGGCAGAAGTTCATCGTATACAACGCGGTCGGCTGGTATTACAAGGACAGCCCGGAGCGCGTCATCAAAGAGGTTTACATCTACGTTCCACGAAAGAACGGCAAGACGTTATTCGTGGCAGCTCTGGCGTGGGCGCTCTCGATCCTCGAGAGGAAGTCCGGAGCCAGGGTCTACATCGTGGCCGCAGCACTCAAGCAGGCGATGCAGTCCTTCGATGATATTCTGTACAGCCTCAGGGCGAAGGGAATCATCAATGAGTTCACGGTCCACGACAACAACATGGAACACTCGATCGAGTACACGTTCGAGGATGCCTATGGAAGACCGGACGGTTCGATCAGGATCGAGGCTCTGGCATCTAACCCGGATGCACAGGACTCGTTCAACTGCAACATCGCGATCGCCGACGAGATCCACGCCTTCAAGAAGGCCTCGCAGTACAACAGATTCAAGGAAGCGATGAAGGGCTACACGAACAAGCTGATGATCGGCATCACGACAGCCGGAGACAATCAGAACAGCTTCGGCTTTAGGCGTCTGGAGTACGCGGAGAAGGTTCTGGACGGAACGGTCGAGGATGACAGCCTGTTCTGCTTCGTCAGTAAGGCACCGCAGGACGAGAACGGAGATGTGGACTATCTGAACGCAGAGGTCCACGAGATCGCAAATCCTTCCTTCGGAGTCACGATCAGACCGAGGGACATGATGAACGATGCGCTCCAGGCACAGAACGATCCGCAGCAGCGGAAGGACTTCCTCTCTCGATCGCTCAACGTGTACACGACGGCGATGAAGTCATACTTCAATCTGGAAGAGTTCAAGAACTCGGACAACCGGCACGACTGGACGATCGAGGAACTGGCTCAGCTTCCGATCAAGTGGTTCGGAGGCGCGGACCTCTCCAAGCTGCACGACCTCACGGCGGCGGCTCTGGTCGGAGAATACAACGGCGTCCTGATAATCATCACGCATGCGTTCTTCCCGGTAGTCATGGCGGCGAAGAAGGCGGAAGAGGATGGGATCCCGCTCTTCGGGTGGAAGGAGGACGGCTGGCTCACGATGTGCAACACGCCGACCGTCAACGAGGCAGACGTGGTCGACTGGTTCAAAGAACGAAGGGCTCAGGGCTTCAAGATCGCAGAGGTCGGCCAAGACAAGAAGTTCGCCCGGGAGTTCTTCGCGGAAATGCACGAGGCGAAGTTCAGAGTCGTGGATCAGCCTCAGTATTTTTACGTTAAATCGGAGGGCTTCCGATATATCGAGAAGGCGGCAAAAGACGGCTGCCTTTTCTATTTACACTCGGAGGCCTACGAGTACTGCGTGGGCAACGTTCACGCGATAGAAAAGACAGACGACGCGATCCAGTTCGAGAAGATCGACCCGACATCGAGGATCGACCTGTTCGATGCGTCAGTCTTTGGAGTTTGCCGGATGCTCGCGGCACAAGAACGGAGCAAGAAGGCCCGGAGCTGGTTCGGGGAAAGTAAAGAAGAGGAGGAGGAGTGATGAAGCTACCATTCAAGAAGAGGGGAGCAGCTGAGTCCGCGCAGGCGACAGGGATCCCGGAGAGTATGTGGATCAGTCTCACGGACAACAGCCTATGCGTCCCGGGTTACACGTCGCTCGATAAGAATCCGGACATCATGACAGCCTGCAGGACGATCGCGGAGACGATCGGATCCATGACGATCCATCTGATGCAGAACTCCGAGAACGGAGACACGAGGATCGTGAACGAGCTGAGTCGCAAGATCGACATCAACCCGAACAGCTACATGACGAGGAAGACATTCATCGAGGCGGCGGTGATGAATCTGCTGATTTACGGAAAGGGCAACAGCATCATCAGACCACACACGAGCAGAGGCTATCTGGACGAGCTGGAGGTCGTGGATCCGATGAGGGTCACGTTCCGGGCATCAGGCAGGAGCTACAAGGTCATCATCGACGGCAAGACCTACGACCCGGATGATGTGATCCATCTGGTCCTGAATCCGGACCAGCGTCAGCCGTGGCGAGGGAAGGGACTGCAGGTCTACCTGAAGGATGTGGCGAACAACCTCAAGCAAGCAGCCGCCACCGAGAAGGGCTACCTCGAGAGTCCGAAGCCTTCCATCATCGTCAAGGTCGACGCATTAACTGAAGAGTTCGCAAGTCCGGAAGGACGAGAGAAGCTGGCGCAGAACTACCTGAAGACAGCCAAGAGCGGAGAGCCGTGGATGATCCCGGCGGAACAGTTCGCAGTAGAGCAGGTCAAGCCGCTGACCCTTTCCGATCTGGCGATCGCGGACACGGTTCAGATCGACAAGCGCACGGTCGCATCGATCATCGGAGTCCCGCCATTCGTTCTGGGCGTCGGTGAGTACGATTCCAAGGCGTGGAACAACTTTATCAACGGCAAGATCAGGAACCTCGTGGTCGGCATCCAGCAGGAGTTCACGAAGAAGCTGATCCTGTCAGAGAAGTGGTATCTGCGATTCAATAACCGGTCACTCATCGACTGGGACTATCAGCAGAAGGCGAGCGTCTTCTTCGGAGCATCCGACAGAGGACTGGTCACAGGTAACGAGGTCAGAGACCAGCTCGACATGAGTCCGAGAGAAGGACTCGATGAGCTCAGGATCCTCGAGAACTATATCCCATACGACATGAGCGGTCAGCAGAAGAAGCTGAACCAGGAAGGAGCAGACACATGAACACGGAAGAGAAGAGAGGCGCCTATCAGATGAGGGCGTCGATGACGGATTTTTCATTGAGGCAGGACGGAGAGGACCAGCACCCGACCATCGAGGGCTACTTCTCCGTTTTTAATAGCAACTACGACATGGGCTACGGCATGAGCGAGAGCATCGCACCCGGAGCGTTCGCGAACACTCTGGGCGGTGACATCCGAGCCCTGATCGATCACGAAACGAGACTGGTGCTCGGCAGAACTGGCGCGCACACCCTCGAGCTGAGGGAAGACAGCCACGGACTCTGGGGACACATCGACATCAATCCGAAAGATGTCGATGCCATGAACCTGGTGGCCAGGCTGGAGCGCGGAGACGTCAACCAGTGCTCGTTCGGCTTCGACATCATCAAGGAGGACACCGAGTTCCGAGAGGATGGGTCGATTCACTGGACGATCAGAGAGGTCAAGCTCTACGAGGTCAGCGTGGTTACTTTTCCAGCCTATGAAGACACATCGGTGGCACTCAGGACAGCACAGCGTGACCAGCTCCTGGCACGTAAGGCTGAGGCGTGGCGTGCTTCGATGACATCAAGACTAAAAGGAGGACAGGCCAATGTTGAAGGCACTGATGCTCAGAAAGAAGATTGACGACGCGAACAAGACGCTCGCCACACTTCGAGAGACACAGACACAGCTCCAGACACGCGAGGCGGAACTGGAGAATGACATCGCCGAGGCATCGAGCGATGAAGAGAGAGCAGTGGTCGAGGAAGCCATCGGACAGTTCGAAGCTGACAAGGCAGAGAACGAGAAGGCGATCGACGATCTGACAAGAGGCATCTCCGAGATGGAGTCAGAACTCGCAGAGATCGAGGCTCATCAGGAGAGCACACCAGCAACTGAGGGAGAATCCGCTCCCGCAGCAGATAACAACACAAGAGACACGAAGGAGGTCACAGTCATGGCAGTAAGAGGATTCAAGGCAATGACAATCGAACAGCGCACAGCTTTCTGCGAGCGCGAGGACGTCAAGAGCTTCATCGAGCGCGCTCGCGAGATGATGCAGAACAAGAGAAGCGTGACAGGCGCAGGCTATCTCATCCCTGAGGTAGTTCTCGATCTGATCCGCGAGAACATCATGGAGTATTCCAAGCTCATCAACAGAGTCCGCCTCGTAAGAGTAAGTGGAACAGCAAGACAGCCCATCATGGGAGTTATCCCGGAGGCAGTCTGGACAGAGATGTGCGCAAACATCAACGAGCTCGACTTCAGCTTCACCAAGGTTGAGGTTGACGGTTACAAGGTCGGCGGCTATGTAGCAGTCTGCAATGCTTCCCTCGAGGACAGCGACATCGACCTGCTCCAGGAGCTCATCACAGGCATCGGCCAGGCAATCGGCATCGCGCTCGATAAGGCTATCCTGTTCGGTACAGGAACAAAGATGCCCACAGGTATCTGGACATCCCTGACATCTGGTCAGAAGATCACAATCTCTTCTTCTGCAACAGGTGTTGCCTTCTTCCAGGCAGTTCTCGCAGGCGCAGCCGTAGCAAAGGGCAAGTACTCCAGAGGCGGTAAGTTCTGGGCTATGAATGAGACCACATACACGAAGGTTCTCAGCGAGTCCATCTCCATCAATGCAGCAGGCGCGATCGTAGCCGGTGCCACAGACGTCCTGCCTATCGTAGGCGGTGACATCGTGGTTCTCGACTTCGTTCCTGACAACATGATCATCGGTGGTTACGGTGACCTCTATCTCCTGGCAGAGAGAGCAGGCACAGAGATCGCAACATCCGAACACGTTCGCTTCCTCGCTGACGAGACAGTCATCAAGGGCACAGCCCGTTATGATGGTAAGGCAGTCATTCCTGCCGGCTTCGTAGCACTCGGACTCGGCGGAGCTCCCAGCGCTTCTGGCGTAACATTCGCGAGCGACACCGCAAACCCTTGACGAGTCTCACGGTAACAGCCGCAGCCGATGAGACGGACTTCTGGGGCACGAAGGCAGAAGACATGCAGTCGAGCCTCACCGTCGGCACAAAGAAGATAACAGGAACACTCAAGAAGCTGACGACAGGTCAGTTGGTCACCGACTGGGGTGAAGGCTATTTTATGGCCCTGCAGTTTGATGCTGATGACTTCGTGGATGCCACGAGCGTCAAGGTCGGACTCACACCTTCGGAGGGCAGCGGTCTCGTTGAGCTCCTCGGAGATCCTGACATGAACGGAGTCTTCAAGGTAACAGACAAGTCTGCCCAGAAGTTCACCGTCCAGATCACAACAGCCGCGAAGACAGAAACCAGGTTCTGGGATCTGTCTGAGCTCATACTGGAGGACTAAGGCGATGACAGTAGTTCAGGGTGGAATCAAGCAGGCACCTAAGAAGGCACCGGCAAAGAAGAAGTAAGAAGACGGAGGGCGCAGCATGACTGACATAGACGAGACGAGACTGGCCACGATCCTGGCATCGGTCAAGGTTGACCTCGGTATCACCTCGACGGCATACGATTCGAGGCTGACCGAGTACATTCAGGCAGGAGTCGGAGACATGGAGCGGCAGGGCGCCGACCTTTCAACGGAAACCGCAGAGACCAACCAGCTCCTGGTCGCATGGACGAGCTGGCAGTGGCGGTCACGTGACACGAGGGAAGGGATGCCCCGCGCTCTCCGATTCTCGCTAAACAACCTCATCTTCAGTCAGAAGATGAAGACAGGAGGCTGACATGGCATACGGAATAGACTGCACGATCAACCTGGTCGCGCGGACGTCGATCGGGAGGAATCCCAAAGGTCAACCGATATATTCATCGACGAAGCGTGAGGTCTTCGCGCGGGCCGAGTCCGTGAGCCGTGATGAGTTCTTCGAAGCCGGGCAGGCGGGGATCCTGTCTTCCTGGCTTTTCATCATCAATCCGGTGGAGTACACAGGGGAACTGCTCATCGAGTACGAGGGCGCGACCTACAGGATCTACAGGACCTACCGGAGAGCAATGGATGAGTTAGAACTCTACGCCTCAAAGGAGGTGGGCAACTATGGGGCAGATGATAATTAGTTCCAGGAACCCGAAGAAGCTGACGCAGGAGGTTCAGGGGATCCTGAATCAGATCCCGGGAGCGTGTTCTCTGGCCTTTGATGAGGCGGGAAAGCTCGCGGGCAAGCACGCAGCGGACAAGCTCAAGCAGACGACTCCGAGAAGAGTCGAGAAGTGGTCATACAAGAAGGTGGACAAGGTGTGGACGATCTACGCCCCGAAACCGTACTACAGACTGACGCATCTGCTGAACAACGGACACCGAATCGTAGTACACGGTCGGATGGTCCCGGGCAAGACTAAAGCCTACCACTATGTAGAACCGGTTGAAGAGATGGCGAAGCAGGAGTTCGAGGAATACTTCGAGACAGCCTGCGAGCTAAAGTTCGAGGAGTTGACACGATGACGATTGAACAGTTTTACACGAAGATCTCGGAGGCGTTCCCGACAGTTCCGATCTTTTTCGAGGTCATAGACGTCGAAGAAGGCGATGAGCTGCCGCCCGATTATATGTTCTTCGAGAGCGGGACGACGGTCGGATTCGGTGCAGATAACCAGACCTACTGGTCATCGACTCCCATCGAACTGATGGCCGTCCAGACTAACCCGATCAAGAACGACGACCGACTCACGGAAGAACTCGAAGAGTTCCTTCAGTTGAACAGGTTCCAGTTCACGAAACAGGTGGCCAATGACACGGAGATCCGAGCCACGGTCACCACATACACATTTTACATTTAAGGAGAAAGAGCTATGGCAAACAAGGTATTACTCGGACTTGAAAATGTCCACTGGTTCGAGCTCACAGAGACCATCACGAACGGTGAGGTCACCACAACCTACGGTTCAGCACACAGCTGGCCCGGTGCCGTCAATCTCGCGATGGATCCTGCCGGAGACGGTGATCCGTTCTACGCAGACAATGGCATCTACTTTATGCCCGGCGACAATGTCGGCTATTCTGGTACATTCGAGAACGCCCTCATCCCTGAGGACCTCGAAGAGTATGCACTCGGCCAGACAGTCGACGACAACGATGTAATGGTCGAGACATCGCAGGGACAGAAGAAGGCGTTCGCACTGACGGCAGACCTCACAGGAGACGAGAAGGCACGCAGGATCGTGTTCTACAAGTGCTTCCTGACGAGACCCTCGGTCAACGCTCAGACAAGAGCCGACAGCTCAGCACCTCAGACGAACAGCGTCACACTGACAGCAGTCCCTCGTGCTGACTACACATCCATCAAGCGTGGCTCAGATACAGTTCAGGAGCACCTCACAAAGGCGGCAACAACTGCATCGACAGACGACACCGTATACGCTGGATGGCACACGGCACCCTACACACCCGAATATACATAATCGGGAAAACAACAAAAACCACGGACACCCTCGGCCAATCGGCCGGGGGTTATTCGTGTATATCCACAGGAGGATTCAATCATGTTCAAGATAATCGAAAGCAAGGGGCAGAAGTTCGAGCTGACGGTCAACTCAGCAACGCCCCTTTTATATAAGCAAATATTCAAGTCGGAAGTCACTCAGGAACTGGCAGGCGTGGACATCAAGACATTGAGCCAACTGAGCAAGAAGACACAGGAAGACGGACAGACTCAGGAAGAGAAGGCGCAGGAGCTCCTGACACAGGCGCAAGACATCCTCAAGCTCACGGACATCTTTATCAAACTCGGCTTTGTGATGATCCGGCAGTGTCTGCCGTTCCAGGAGTACTGGAACCGGACGAGCTATGACGACTACGTCGAGTGGAGGGCGATGAACTCCACACAGACGCTGATGACACCCGAGTTCATCGGAGGCGTGGCTCAGCTCTGGGCGGAAGATCAGAAGGGCAACGCGCAGCCAAAAAACTGAGTCAGCCCACAAGCAGAGAAGTGACCAGTGAACTGATCCTGCTCCGAGCGCTTCAGCTCGGGCTCAGGATCCCTGATCTGGCTCTCCTGTCAGGTGGGCAACTCACCGATCTGATGATCGAGAAAAACAACGACAGTTATGACTACCCGAAGAAGGCGACCACAAAGGACTACGACCGCATGTTCGGAGGGTAAGAAGGAGGGAACATGGCAAGCAAGGCGATCAAGGGCATCACGATCAAGCTCGACGGCGACACCGGGGAACTGACCTCATCGCTTAACGAGGCGGATCGCTCGTTAAAGAGCGTGGAGAATCAGCTCAAGGCGGTCGACAAGGCTCTCAAACTGGATCCGACGAACCTCGACCTGATCCATCAGAAGCAGGACCTGCTGAACCGAGCCATCGAAGAGACGAAGAACAAGCTCGACATCGAGAAGCAGGCAGCGGAACAGGCAGCACAGGCGCTCAAGGATGGGACCATCACGCAGGAGCAGTATGATGCACTGCAGACGGAGATCCAGAACACGACCACAGAGCTGAAGAAGCTCGAGGAACAGGCCAAGCAGTCGAGCTCAGCGATGGGTGAGGCGATGACGGCTGCCGGAGATAAGATCCAGGCGGTCGGTGAGAAGGTCACGGATGTCGGCAAGAGTCTTACGACCAACGTCACAGGACCTATCGTGGGAGTGGCGGCTGCATCGATCGCGGCGTTCAACGAAGTCGATGGCGCTCTGGATCAGATCGCAGCGAGAACCGGAGCAACTGGGACGGCACTGGAAGAGATGGAAGACATCGCCAAGCGCATCGCCACAACGATCCCGACATCGTTCGGGACTGCATCTCAGGCGGTCGCGGCAGTCAACACACGGTTCGGTGTAACCGGGAAGACCCTCGAGGATCTATCGACTCAGTTCGTCAAGTTCGCAGAGCTGAACGGCACAGACGTCACAACAGCCGTTTATTCGGCTCAGGGAGCGCTTGCTGCATGGGGACTGGATGCGAGTGAGGCTGGAGCCTACCTCGACTATATAAACAGCGTAGGACAGCGCACAGGGGCATCCGTGGATGACCTGAACGATAAGATCGCAGCCAACGCGGCCACGTTCCAGGACATGGGGTTCAACATAGCGGACGCGGCGGAGTTCCTGGGACAGGTTGAACTCTCTGGAGCGGACGTCAGCACGGTCATGACCGGCTTGAGAAAAGCACTCGATGATGCATCAGCGTCAGGGATGCCTCTGAGTGAGGCTCTGGCACAGCTCCAGACCGACCTGCAGAACGCAGAGACAGACGCAGACGCGATGCAGAGAGCCATCGACCTGTTCGGTACCCGAGCGGGTCCTGCGATGGCCAACATGGCGCGACAGGGGAAGGTGTCGTTCAGTTCCCTCAATTCAGATCTGAACAGCTATCAGGGCAACATCACGACCACATACGAGACCACTCTCGACGGCACGGACAAGATGAGCGTCGCGATGAACGAGGTCAAGCTCGCAGGAGCAGAACTCGGAGAATCGGTCGCGGATGCACTCGTTCCGATCATGGAAGGTCTGGCGGATATTTTGTCAGATCTGGCGGACTGGTGGGACGGACTCGATGAGAGTCAGCAGAAGGTCATCCTGACCATCGTGGGCATCGTGGCAGCGCTCGGACCGCTCCTGGTCATCCTCGGCACGCTCATCACGAACGTCGGAGTCGTGGTCGGAGCCTTCGGAACACTCTCGACATTCATCACGGCCACGTTGATCCCGGCACTCACGGCAGCAGGGACGACCCTGACGGTCACCGTCATCCCGGCGGTGGTAGCGGCTGCACCGGTCATTCTGGCAGTGGTCGCAGCGGTGGCGGCGGTCATTGCGGTGGTCGAAGCGGTCAAGAGTGTCATGGAGAACAGCGACGCGTGGATCGGATTCTTCACGGATCTGTGGAACAACCTCATCGGCACGCTCCAGAACGTCTGGGATGCAATTACATCGACGGTCGCAAATATAGGCGACTGTCTATCTGATCTATGGGACGACATCAGCGGAGGCTTCACGGATCTGCTCGGTGACGCGTGGAGCTGGGGCGTCGACCTCATCCAGGGATTCATCGACGGCATCAAGTCGATGGCAGGCGACCTCTGGGACACGGTCTCGGATGTCGCAGGAGATGTCAGGGACTTTCTCGGGTTCTCAGAGCCGAAGAAGGGCCCGCTCTCTAACTTCCACACATACGCGCCCGACATGATCGACCTCTGGAACGAGGGCATCAGGCAGAACCTGCCGAGCGTTCAGAAGTCAGCATCTGACATGGCAGCAGCTGCAGCATCGCCACTCGAGACAACAGGTTCACAGCTCCAGGGCATCAGCGGACAGCTCGACACGCTCGAGATCGGAGCATCACCTGTCAACGTGGCGGCCAACATATATCTGGGCAACAAGCTCATCCAGAGGCAGATCGTGAACACGATCGCCGATGCGGAGTATTTATCAGGAGGTGGATTCTGATGGCACTGGGAAATCACTACATACAGATCGCCAACTATACACTGCCGAACCCTCGGTCATTCAAAGTCAACTATCAGAACATCGAGAACTCGAAGATGATGGAAGACGGCCGTGATGTGACCTACGTCCAGAGGCTCGAGAAGAGGGTCTGGGACACGAAGTTCCAGGTCACGGACTACTGGCGCGACATCTTCAGGGACCTCGGCAGCCGTTCGATGGTCTATGCCGAGATCGACGGCGAGTCCATCTCGGAGGTCAGGTTCAGGATCAAGGACGAGAGTCTGCAGGAAGGCTCCGAGTTCATCCAGGAGACGGACGGACTCTGGACGATGAACATCCAGATCATCGAAAGGTAAGGAGGGACACATGTACCCGGCAAGCATTAACTATCAGGCGGCGACCTACTACGGCACGCAGTTCTGGCACGTTCGAGGGACAGCCGGAGGACCAGGAGGAATGACCATCAACGATGACTACATCATCGCAGGCTCGATGGAGTTCTCCAATCAGGCGAGCGACGCATCGGACATCATCCTCGGCGCTCGCTTCATCGGTGAACTGACAATCTCGATCGCGAGAGAAGCGGCCTACAATCTGAGGAACCAGTGGATCGGAACGGTCCTTAACCTCGAGATCGGACTGGCAACCAACCACGGAAGAGACGATAACATCGAGTGGATCCCTCTCACACCGTACACAGTCACGGAGGCTGAGTGGGACTACAGCGGCGTCCACCTCAAGGCCGTCGACAACATGGCGAAGTTCGACAAGGCGGCGACATTCACGGTCACAGGCGGCTCACTGTACGCGCTCCTGAGCTTCATCTGCGGAAAGGCAGGAGTCGAGCTCGGGATGACCGAGGCGCAGCTGAGGGACTTCCCGAACGGCACCAGGACTCTGGCACTCGATCCGAACGGACAGGGAAGCATCAAGACCTATCGAGACATGCTCTCCTGGCTGGCACAGGCGGCGGCATCGTTTGCCACGATCGACAGGCAGGGTCGTCTGGTCCTTCGAAGATTCACACGAGAGACCACGGATGCAGACATCCAGATCCGACCCTTCAAGAGATACCAGGGCGGAACGTGGTCAGACTTCAAGACGAAGTACACAGGCATCTCGATCGTGGACTCTCGGGATAACGAGACCAAATACTATCACGTTGACCCGGATGACGGTCTGACGATGAACCTCGGGTCGAATCCGTTCCTACAGCTCGGACTCCGACAGGCAGTCCGGGAGATGCGAGAAGAGATCCTCAACGAAGTCGTGAACATCCAGTGGATCCCGTTCAACATCACGACAGTCCCGGATGCGACCATCGACCTCGGAGATGTGGTCGACTTCTTCTCGGTTCCGAACTTCGCGCAGAACCCGAAGGGGATGGTCATGGGCTACACCTACAAGCTCAACTCAGGACTCGAGATCGAGGGCTTCGGAAAGAATCCGGCACTGACATCGGTTCAGAGCAAGGTCGACAAACAGATCGCGGGCATCATGAGCAACATGAGCAACACGGTCGTTCATTATTTTTCGTACGAGAACGCGGAAACGCTCAACGTCGGAACGGCTGCACCGGTAAGAGCGGCGACGATCGCCTTCGGTAACTCAGCCGAGACGGACGTCGACATCTGGCACGAGTTCAAATACACGGCAGACGTCACAGACAGCACGATGAAGGTCTACGCCTACTACTATCTGGATGACGTCCTTCAGGACTATCAGCCGGTCGACACGATCAGCGAAGACGGAGAACACATTCTGGGGCTACACTTCCACATCGGCAACCTGGCAGCGAACGGACTCCACTCGTGGCGTGTGGACCTGAAGACAGCAGGAGGGACAGCAGAGATCCTTCCCGGAGATGCGCACGTCGTACTGAGCGGCGTCAACCTGGGAGCAGGTTCGGAGTGGGACGGCAGGATCACAGTCGAAGACCGTGTTCCTCTGTATGTTCTCAATGGCATCAGCGCGGTCAGCCTGCAGGATTCGATCAACATCACGAAACAGGTCCCTCAGATGGCACAGCTCGCGGATCAGGTACCGGGCACGAACATCAACGGCGTCAGCCTCGTGGGAGTCACAGATCAGATGTACATCGAGGTTCTCTCTCCCGAGTGGTTCCAGCACGCAGACGAGGGACTATACGCATCAACAGACGACAGCCTGACGACAGGCTTGATATAAAAGGAGGCATCACATGGCATTTAGTGGTTTTGTTAGGAAGGTTTGGCAGGACCGCGTGAGCGAGTTCCCACTCAGGAGGCGACTCACGGACACGACCTCGGGAGCATCTCAGCAGGTCACGGTCGCAAGAGATGAGGGAACAGTCACCACACAGGGCGACACCTTCGACGCGGCCAACATGAACGGACTCGAGGCGAGGATCGCTTCCTCGTTCACCGAAGACGAGGCGGCGATCGGAGATCTGAGCGCACTGGCAACGACGAACAAGAACAATCTGGTCGCGGCCATCAACGAGGTCGAGGCATCGGTTCCGACCTTCGTGCCGGAGTCTCTGGGAGACCTCGACAACGTTCAGCTGTCAACGAGCGGCATCCCGGACGGTTCGGTCCTATCATTTGACGGGAGCGACAGCACGTGGAAGAACAAAGAGCTCCCGGCGTCAGATGTAAAGTTCACAGCCTCTCAGATCGTACAGTCTACCAACGTCCAGAACGCGATCGACTTCCTCGGAGACGAGATGGACGCGATGAAAACGGAAATTGAAGGCTATCATCCAGGCGATACGATCCTATTAAGAAACGGAATGTATACGGGGCAAATATCTAATAGCGGTAAGACTTTTACTTTTTGGGTTCCGCTTAACAAGCCTGTTAGCTCAGATGTTTCTTCGGTTACTGTTTCCGATATGAAGGGTGATATATACGGAGCGAATAAGAAGCTTGTATCAAATGTACAAATGTCTACAATCGGCACAATATCTAATCCGACAATAACTGCATTGGGCATTCGATTCGCTATTATTATGACCACTGCGCCTTCAGGCGTAATAAACGAGACGATCGCTTCGCTATATGTTTATAACCAAAATCCACAGGGGACAATAACTTTTAATTGATAAAGGAGGGGAGAAGATGACAGAGAATAAACAGACGAAAATGTCGAAGCTGAAGGGACACACGAAGATCACCCTCACGGATGTCAAGACGGGCGAGGTCAAGGTCGTGGAGAAGGACAACATGGTCACAGGCGCGATCGCGGCCATCTTCGCGAACAACTACGCCAACAGCCTTAACACGGCGAACGCGGCCATCATGCCGATCAGGAACCTGTTCGGAGGCGTGCTCTGCTTCAATCAGCAGCTCACCGAGAACGCCGCGAACATCTTCCCACCGTCTGAGACGGAGAACCCTTTGATCGCACACGCAGGTGACCAGATCGACTCGACCGAAGATGCAAACCCGAAGCAGGGTCAGAGGAACGGAGCAGAGTCCGGGGAGATCACGAACGGCTGGAAGTGGGTCTTCGACTTCGCGACATCCCAGGGCAACGGAACCATCTCATCGGTGGGACTCTGTTCAGGGGCAGGTGGCAACGTGGGAACAACACCTACCAAGTCGCTATACAATCCGACCATCGTGGCTGATAACTACAATCTCCAGTTCGAGGCATCGGTTCCTCAGATGCTCGATGGTAACAATGTCGACTATACGAAGTATTACCCGATCAAGTACGACAGCGCGACCGGTCTGTTCACAGCGGTCTACATCAAGCCCGGCACATCGAGTACGGCCGACAATGCGATGATCCGCAAGATCCACCACGACGTGAGCCTGTTCGGATTGAATCTCGGCGTTAATGACTGGCTCATCGATCACGATGAGAACGACCAGGAGATCGTTCAGCAGGTAGTACTGATACATGAGACGGGAACCGGACTTCTGGGTAACAACTACGGCATCTGCACCGATGGCACATACATCTACATCGTGCGCAAGTTTGCATCGAACAAGGTCGAGGTCTGGAAGATCGGAGACGAGGACACGACATCCGTCACATCGAGGGTCTACACGATCGCCAGCGGAAGCGTCGGAGAGTTCCCGGCGGATCCTTCCAGGAACTCAACCTACAACAGAAGACGTCCCGGCAAGTTCGGTTATATTCCGATCCACGACGGCTGTCTTTATGTTCCGACCTCGGACTATTCATCGTTCTACAAGCTCGACCTGACCTCAGGAACGGCCACAGAGCTCGAGTCGAACCATGAAGCAGAACCGGCAACCGATGAACCTGCCTACTGGCTCGGCAACGTTTGCTATGGGTCGAACTACATCATCAACGGCAATCAGGTCTACCCGATGGCGATCACACCGAAGCCGACATGCTCCAACGGTGGCGACTACTTCCACCACTGCATGAAGCTCGGCAATTCAAACAGCCTTCTGGACACGATCAAAGCCGACAGCTCGGCGAGACCAGGCTATCAGTGCACCACGATCAACGGACTCTATCTGGCGACGATCCAGAATCTCTCACAGCCGATCACGAAGTCATCGAGCCAGACGATGAAGATCGAGTACTCACTCACGGAGGTGAGAGCATGAAACTGACATGGATCGAGGCCGCCCTCGGAACAATAGGCGGCGCGGTGGCGTGGGCCTTCGGAGGATGGTCGGAGTCTCTGACGACTCTGGTCATCTTTATGGCGATTGACTACGTGACAGGCCTGACGGTCGCGGGAGTATTCAAGAGAAGCAAGAAGAGCGAGAGCGGAGCTCTGGAGAGCAGGGCAGGCTTCAAGGGACTGATCCGGAAGTCGATGGTCCTCCTGGCGGTCCTCGTGGCGTGCAGGCTCGACCTGCTCATCGGGACCGGTTCCTTCGTGAGGGACTCGGTCATCATCGCGTTTATCGTGAACGAGACCATCTCAATTTTTGAGAACATGGCATTGATGGGGATCCCACTCCCGGAGGCGATCAGGAAAGCAATCGACATCCTCGAGAAAAAAGGAAAAGAGAAGGAGGGCCTGATTGATGATAAGCAACTGCGGACATGACGAAAGCGGAAAATATCACGGCGGAGCTGCAGGAGACCAGACCGGCGGAGAGTGGGTTCTCCGTTCCTGGTATAACAGACCGTGGGACTGCGTCCTCAGGTACCCAGACAAAAAGGTCGCACAGGCGATCGCGAACGAGGCGATCGATGCGGCCAACAATAACAACATCGGCTATGACCAGTGGCAGCGGACCACATTCTGGAATCAGCTGGTCACGGTGGGCTACAAGGCGAGCAAGATCGGGACCAAGTGCGAGGCGGACTGCAGCGCGGGAGCGATGGCGATCGTCAAGGCGGTCGGTTATCAGTTCGGGATCAAGAAACTGCAGAACGTTCAGCTCGTGACGACCCACAACATGAAGAAGGAACTCCAGGCGGCAGGCTTCGAGGTCCTGACGTTCAGCAAGTACAGAACGAGTGAGAACTATCTGGAACCGGGAGACATCCTTCTCAATGAGAAGAGCCACACGGCGATCGAAGTCGGAACCGGTAAGAAGAAGGAAGAGACAACAACAGCACCAACGACAGGAGGCAAGTGCATCGTGGAATTGACGGAACTCAAGAAGGGGATGAAGAGCACAGAGGTCAAGAGTCTGCAGATCCTGCTCAAGGCTGCAGGCTATAAGGGAGCGGACAAGAAGGTCCTCACAATAGACGGATCCTTCGGAGGGAACACGGACTTCGCGGTCCGTGCCTTCCAGAAGGCCCAGAAGCTGACCATCAACGGAGTGGTCGGCTCCAAGACCTGGGCGAAACTCATCAAGGGATGAGAGCGGCCATCAGGTGTTCGAGTGGCCAAAAAGTGGCCACGAACACCCGAAAAGCCTATATTTACTGGTGGGCGCTACAGGGCTCGAACGTGATCCGTTCAGTTCACCCGAACAGTGAAAACCAAGTAAATCAAGGGTTTTGAGCGTTTTCACTCACTCGAAAAAGCCTGAACAAAGCAAAACATAAGCATGAAGTGGCCACGAAAATGGCCACGAAAAAGACCCTCGGGGAGATCCTCGGGGGTCCTTTTTTATTGCTTATAATCTCAGGACGCGCCCAGACGCGTCACAGAGGCTCGTTCTCGCTCTGAGGGTAATTCTTCACCCGAGACGCTACTCGACGAAATAGGGGCATCAGGCGAGGTCAGAGGGGCAAGTGCGGACTCAAGAGCGGTCGCGATCCTGTTCTCATCGCCATCGACTCGGTGACCGTACACTCCGAGAGTGTCCATCGACTGAGAGTGCCCGACAATCTTCTTCAGCATCGCCTCGGGAACCGTGGCCGACAGGATCGAGACGAAGGTGTGACGCAGCGAGTACATGGTCACCGCAGGGCATCCGATCGCGGTTACGGTCCGCCTGAGAGCCTTCGCAGCTGACGACTGGGTCGTTCGAGCTCCGACTATATTACAAAAGATCCAGGGCGAGGCGAAGTGGGCGGTCCGTTCCTTCTGGTCAGCCAGGACTTCCAGAGCGGTCCGAGAGAGAGGGACAGTTCTGCGGGCGTTCTCGTTTTTGCCGTCGGTCAGCTCACCTGCTCGATTGATAGAACGGCAGACGTTCAGGCAGCCGTTCTGCAGATCAGTCCACTGGAGACCGAGAGCTTCTCCCGGACGGAGACCTGTCAGGAGCATCAGGCGCCACGCGTTGATGTAATGGTCGCCGAAGTCATCGGAGAAGAGCGCGCGGATCTGATCCGGCTGCATGATAACCTTCCCGACAGTCGGGTGACCTTTCGGGATGTACAGATCGAGCTCAGGACTCGGCACCAGTCCGCAGCGGTAACAGAACCGAACGAAGGCCGAGATGGTCGACCGTATATTCGAGATGGTCTTCGCAGCGAGGACGCGACCATCGCGACCCGTGACCGAGTTCAAGAGAACCTGCCAATCGTTGAGAGTAATCTCCGAGATGAAGCGGTCGCCCATGGTCGGCAGGATATACAGCCGACCGTCACTCTCTCTGTTCTGGTAATTAGTGGCCGAGACGCGGTGCCGGACGTCCTCGAGATATTCAGGCCAGACCTCGCTGACTTTCCGATCGGTGACCGGGAGCAGACCGTTCTCGAAGTCGCGGATCTGCTGAAGGACTTCCTGCTTCCCACGGATGCCCGGTCGGTCGGAGTAGAACCTCCGACGGATCCCATCTCTCTGGAGGCGGGCTTCCCACCTTTTCGCGGACCGGTTCCAGATAACGGCAGCCATGGTCAGGACCTGCCCTTCAGTTTATCGACATAGGCGAGGAACTTCCGAACACGGTCCTCGTTCTCAGGCGATGCCGTGATGTAGTCCACGATCATCTCGAAGTCGGTCGGCTCTGGCTTCTTCTTTTCCTCGAACCATTCGACACCGGCACGAGTGGCATCGTCTACTGTCAGGCCGAGAGCATCCAGGATCACTTTGATGCTCGAGAAACGATGATATTTATCGGTCTCGACGCCCGAGATCGTGGAAGAGGCCAGCCCGGTCTTTTTTGCGAGGTCTCGGAGGGTGAGCCCCTGCTTGTTTCGTTCCATTTTGATATAATCTGCAATTTTCATTTTTTAGTCCTCCGTTTTCTTAGTTCTAATATATGGGGAATTTCAACAATTTTCAACTTTTTTCAATTTATGCTTGACAATTTCGAGAAATAACAGTAAATTCCAAGTCGTAAGGGTTGAACAAACTCGAGCAAACACGGAAAGGAGGTGAAAAGATGGAACTGAACAGAGACACGATCATGGTCAGGATGGCAGAGCTTCAGATCGGGAGACGGCAGCTCGCAGAGCGCGCCGGTCTTTCGTATGAGACCTGCTGCCGCAAACTGGCCACAGGTGAGGCGGACCCGGTGACGGTCGGGAAACTGGCTCAGGCTCTCGACATCGAAGTCGGAAAGATCGCGAAGGCGAAGGAGGTGCCACGATGAAGGCGGTCACATTCAGCTCATATCCTCGACTGCGGCGAGAGTACACGAACGCATACGAGATGGCGGAGGTCATCTTCAAGAGTCCGGCGTACATCTACCAGAGGATGAACGGCAAGAGAACATTCACACATCGCGAGAAGGTCGCACTACTCGCACACATCGGCAGAGGGCCCGAAGAGATCCCTCAATTCTTCCCGGAGGTATAAGGAAATGACAGGTTACATGATCGGATTGAGCATCGGCATCGCAGGGATGATTCTGGTCACGGCGATCCACATCAGACACGAACAGGAAATGGCAGAAGAGATCGAGAAGCTCAGGAGCAGACGGATGCGACCGGTTATGGTCGAGCCGATCATTCACTGCCCGACACCCAGAAGGGTCAAGGGTGTGATGGTAGCCAAGGATCCGGAGGAAGGGGCTGACCTATGGACGGACTTCTGAACATCATCATCGATGAGATCAAGAGACGGCGCAGGAAGGCCAAAGAGAAGCAGGAACTGAACTACACGGTTCCAAGGTACAGAGCCCCGATCATGGGGACACAGATCAACCACAGGAGGTCAAACATTTATGATCAAGATTGAGAGCCTCGAACTGGAGAACGTCAAGAGGGTCCACCACGTCAGACTGGAACCCAACGAGAACGGACTCACGGTCATCGGAGGCAAGAACGCACAGGGCAAGACATCCATACTCGATGCGATCGCATGGGGACTCGGCGGTGATAAGTTCAGACCGGACGGCGCGAACAACGACGAGGCCAAGACACCGGCGAAGATCAGCATCGAGCTCAGCAACGGACTCGTGGTCGAGAGGAAGGGATCCAAGGGCGCACTTTATGTCACGGATCCTTCTGGCAAACGAGCAGGACAGACCCTTCTGGATGCACTCATCGAGAAGCTCGCACTCAACCTGCCGAAGTTCCTCGAGATGAACGACAAAGAGAAGGCAAACCAGCTCCTGAAGATCATCGGAGTCGAGGAAGAACTCAGCAAGCTCGAAGCGGAAGAGCAGAAGCTCTACAACGAGAGACTGCTCCAGGGAAGGATCGCAGAACAGAAGAAGGGAGCCTTCGACGATCTGGGAGCCTACATCGAGGACGTCCCGGACGAACCGATCAGCGCGGCCGAGATGGTCAAGCAGCAGCAGGAGATCCTCGCAAGGAACGGACAAAGGATGCAGTGGAAGAGAGACCACGATCAGCTGATGGATGACATCATGAGGGTCGAGAGGATCATCGAGGACAACAAGAAGAGACTACACGACCTGCAGGAGAAGCTGAAGGTGGTCGAGAAGAGCCCGAACGAGCTCAAGATGGAATCCACGGCAGAGATCGAGGCATCACTTCAGAACATTGAAGAGATCAACAGGTCGGTCGAGTTCAACCAGAGGAAGAGACAGGCCGAGAAGGAAATGAAGGAGAGCCGTGAGGCATACGATGCGCTCAACCTTCAGGTCGAGGACATCCGAGCCAAGAAGAAGAAGCTCCTGGACGGAGCAGACCTTCCGCTCCCGGATCTATCGATCGAGAACGGTGCCCTGACCTATAAGGGACACATCTGGAAGGACATGAGCTCATCCGAACAGCTCCGAGTCGCCACGGCCATCATCAGGAAGCTCAAGCCGGAGTGCGGGTTCATTCTGATGGACAAGCTGGAGCAGTTCGACATCGACAGTCTGAACGAGTTCGGTTCCTGGCTCGAAGAGCAGGGACTCCAGGTCATCGCCACGAGAGTCAGCACCGGGGACGAGTGTCAGATCATCATCGAGGACGGCTACGCAGTCACAACACAGCCCACACAGCCCACAGATGCCCCTAAATGGACGGCGGGCACATTCTAAAGGAGAAGAGTCACATGGAGAAAGAATCGAAGCACATCGCGATCATGAGCATCGAAGAGTGGGAGCAGTTCCTCAAGAGGGCGCTCGACAATCAGACTTCTGACACGGCGAAGCTCACCAGCTCGATTGAGGATCCGGTGCTCAGGAGCATCATCGGAAGCACGGCGGCTCTGACATTCGCTAAGACGATCGAGACCGTCCGCAAGGAACTGTTCCCGGATGCGGAATACTACGAGAACGAGAAGGGAGAAATGAAATGGAGATAACACGAGGCGTTCAGAGAGGCGCGCAGAGGGTCTGCATCTACGGACCCGAGGGAATAGGCAAGACCACACTGGCGGCACAGTTCCCGAACCCTTTATTCATTGACACGGAAGGATCAACACGTCACATTGACGTCGCAAGACTCCCGGATCCTACATCAGCAGCTCAGGTCGAGCAGGAGATCCACTGGGTCGCAGATCAGCCGACTCTACCGTGCTTGACGCTGGTCATCGACACGGCAGACTGGCTCGAGAAGCTCATCAAGCAGCAGGTCATGGACACACTTCAGATCAAGAGCATGGAGCAGATGAGTTATGGCAAGGCGTACGTCTACGTCTGGGAAGCCTTCGGACGGATGCTCTCGGCGTGCGATCGGTGCATCAAGAGAGGCGTGAACGTGGTCTTCACGGCACACGCAGCCCTCAGGAAGTTCGAGCAGCCGGACGAGCTCGGAGCCTATGACAGGTGGGAACTCAAACTGCAGAACTCGGCGAAGTCCAACATCTGCGCGATGCTCAAGGAATGGGCCGACCTGATCCTGTTCTGCAACTACGAGATCCACACCTACAAGACGGAAGACGACAAGGTCAAGGCTTCAGGTGGTCAGCGCGTGATGTATACGAGCCACCACCCGAGCTGGGATGCAAAGAACAGACACGGACTCCCGGAGAAGCTCCTGATGGACTTCTCTGGAATCGCTCACATCTTCCCGAGTAAGGCGATCACGTCAGCACCTCAGCCGGTGCCGGTCACGGTGGAGATCCCTGCCGAGTTCAAGGTTCAGGAAGCACCGCAGAACATCGAAGACATCGAACTCCCGTTCGAGATCCCTGATCCGGAGCCGGCGGAAGACTTCAGCGGCATCGATCAGAGACTCATCGACCTGATGAGGGGAGCAGGAGTCTCGGTGGCTCAGGTTGAGCAGGCGGTCGTCAGGAAGGGCTACATGCCCGAGGGGATGCCCCTCAAGGACTACCCGAAGGACTTCGTGGACGGATGCCTCATCGGCGCATGGGACAAGGTCCTCGCAACTATTAAGTAATAAAAGGAGAGAATCACAATGGAAAACAGAAACTACAACGCAAACGAAGACAGAGCTCTGGACTGGGACGAACTGGTCGATCAGGGTCAGGAGTTCACAGTACTCCCGGCGGGAGTATATCCCTTCAGAGTCGAGACATGGGCAAGAGCCAGACACGCCACATCAGAGAAGCTTCCCGCATGCCCTCAGGCGGTCCTCACGATCGTCATCGACGGCGGACAGAACGGCACAAGGAAGATCGAGCACAATCTGTTCCTGCACACTAAGACTCAGGGCTTCCTGAACCAGTTCTTCACGGCGATCGGATGCCCGGAAGAAAACGGCAAGGTCCGCATGGACTGGAACAGAGTCACAGGAGCCACAGGTCGATGCGAGATCTATGTGGACAAATACCAGAGAAGAGACGGCACACAGAGCGAGTCCAACAAGATCAAGAAGTTCCTCAAGCCTGCACAGGGCATCGCAGCCACGGCACCGACAGCACCTCAGCAGACTCTGCCATGGGCTCAGCCTGCACCTCAGGCACCTCAGGCACCTCAGGGACCTCAGGGATGGAACCCGGGAGCGTTCTGAGATGGAACTGAGACCCTACCAACAGACAGCAGTCGAGAGGATCCACGGCGAGTGGGACGCAGGACGTCAGAAGACGCTCCTGGTCCTTCCGACCGGGACCGGTAAGACGATCACCTTCGCGAAGGTCGCGGAGGATCAGGTCAGAGCTCGGGAGCGGGTCCTCATCCTGGCACATCGTGGAGAGCTGCTCGATCAGGCAGCCGACAAGATGAAGAAGGCCACAGGACTGAACTGCTCGGTCGAGAAGGCGGAGCAGTCCTGCCTCGGCTCCTGGGAGAGGGTCACGGTCGGCTCAATCCAGTCTCTGGCACAGGAGACAAGGCTCGCGAAGTTCAGCAGGGATCACTTCCAGACGATCATCGTGGACGAAGCACATCACGCGCTGAGCGACACATACCAGAGGGTCCTGACATACTTCGGAGATGCCAAGGTCCTTGGAGTCACGGCAACACCCGACAGGGGAGACATGAGGAACCTCGGCCAGTTCTTCGAGAGTCTGGCCTTCGAGTATAAACTCCCTCAAGCGATCCGGGACGGTTATCTCTGCCCGATCAAGGCGAGGACGATCCCGCTCAAGATCGACCTCAGCAAGGTCAAGGTCCAGAACGGAGACTTCTCGGCAGGAGACCTGGGCTCGGCGCTCGATCCCTATCTGGAGCAGATCGCGACCGAGATGGAGCAGTTCTGTCAGGATCGGAAGACGGTGGTCTTCCTTCCTCTGGTCGCCACATCGCAGAAGTTCAGGGACATCCTGAACGCTCACGGATTCAAGGCAGCGGAAGTCAACGGCAACAGCTCAGACCGGTCGGAGGTCCTCGAGGACTTCGCAGCGGGCAAGTATAACGTCCTATGCAACTCGATGCTCCTGACCGAGGGCTGGGACTGCCCGGATGTGGACTGCATCATCGTTCTCAGACCGACGAAGGTCCGGAGCCTTTACTGTCAGATGGTCGGAAGAGGCACGAGGATCAGTCCGAACAAGGACCACCTTCTGCTTCTGGACTTCCTCTGGCATACGGAGCGCCATGAGCTCTGTCATCCCGCCTATCTGATCGCGGAGACCGAGGAAGTCGCCAAGAGGATGACCAAGGACATCGACGAGAGCAGAGAGGCGGTCGACATCGAGGAAGCGGAAGAGACGGCACAGCAGGAAGTCATTCAGGACAGGGAGGCGGCTCTCGCAGAGAAGCTCGCAGCCATGAGGAAGAAGAAGGCAAAACTGGTCGACCCTCTCCAGTTCCAGATGAGCATCCTCGACGAGGATCTGATCAACTACACTCCGACCTTCGTGCACGAGATGGCACCGGCATCAAGTAAGCAACTCGCATACATCGAGAAGATGGGACTGCTCCCGGACACGATCCAAAACGCAGGCCACGCTTCGATGATAATCAACAAACTGATGGCCAGGGCGGATGCAGGACTCGCCACACCGAAGCAGATCCGACAGCTCGAGCAGAGAGGCTTCCTGCACGTCGGTCAGTGGACCAAAGAACAAGCCACGAAGATGATCGCACGGATCGCCAACAATCACTGGATGACACCGTTCGACATCGACCCGGCTACATATACACCGAGGTAACAAATGAACAGAGAAATACTACAGGACATGCTCAGCTACATCGACCCGAGCCGACTCGACTACTCACAATGGACAGCGGTGGGCATGGCGCTCAAGCATGAAGGATTCACGGCGAACGACTGGGAGACATGGTCAGCGAGGGACTCGGCTCGCTATCATCCCGGAGAGTGCTATCGGAAGTGGGACAGCTTCCAGGAAGCAGCGGGAGCCATCGTCACAGGCGGGACCCTCTACCAGATGGCAAGAGACAACGGATGGACACCGGACGAAGGTCATGAGCTCAGCTGGGACGATGAGGTCATCGGCAAGGATGAGCACAAGATCATCGACACCCGATGGCTCGAGGGTCGAGAACTCACGGAGCCCGGAGACAAATGGGATCCGGTGGCGGACCTCATCAAGTACATCGAGACTCTGTTCCAGATGGACGAGTTCGTGGGAACGGTCACGGGAGTCTATCAGAACGAAGACGGGAAATACTTCCCGCAGAAGGGTGACTACTCCCAGACGGCAGGCGAGATCCTCAAGAAGCTCAAGAAGAGCAGAGACATCGGAGCCGTTATCGGAGACCCGAACACAGAGGCGGGTGCATGGATCCGATTCAACCCTCTGGACGGTCAGGGCTGCAAGAACGAGAACGTGACAGACTTCCGCTTCGCTCTGGTCGAATCGGACACGATGGAGATCGAGAAGCAGAACGCGATCCTCCGAGAACTCGAGCTGCCGATCGCCTGTCTGGTACATTCAGGCAAGAAGTCGCTCCACGCGATCGTGAGGATCGATGCGGGATCCTACGAAGAATACCGGAGCCGCGTCGACTTTCTCTATAACATCTGCAAGAAGAACGGACTCCAGATCGACACGCAGAACAGGAACCCTTCCAGACTATCCAGGATGCCCGGAGTCGTGAGGAACGGTCGCAAGCAGTATCTCATCGACACCAACATCGGAAAGAAGGACTGGCAGGAGTGGAGAGAGTGGATCGAGGCGGTCAACGATGACCTGCCGGATGCGGAATCACTCGAGACCTTCTGGGACGATCTGCCGCCTCTGGCGGAACCTCTCATCGACGGAGTGCTCAGGCAGGGCCACAAGCTCCTGCTCGCGGGTCCGTCTAAAGCGGGGAAGTCGTTCGCATTGATAGAACTCTGCATCGCGATCGCGGAGGGGAAGCAGTGGCTCGGCTGGCAGTGTGCTCAGGGTCGAGTACTCTATGTCAACCTCGAGCTCGACAGGGCGTCCTGCCTTCACAGGTTCAAGGATGTCTATCAGGCTCTCGGGTGGAGACCATCACACGTTCAGAATATCGACATCTGGAATCTGAGAGGCTCATCGATCCCGATGGACAAACTGGCACCGAAGCTCATCCGAAGGGCCAACAAGAAGAACTACATCGCGGTCATCATCGACCCGATCTACAAGGTCATCACCGGAGATGAGAACTCAGCCGACCAGATGGCGCACTTCTGTAACCAGTTCGACAAGGTCTGCGCCTCTCTGGGATGCGCGGTCATCTACTGCCACCATCACTCCAAGGGAGCCCAGGGCGACAAGAGAGCCATCGACAGGGCATCAGGCTCGGGAGTCTTCGCTCGAGATCCGGACGCGCTCCTGGACATGGTAGAACTCGAGACCACGGCATCGCTCATCAGCGACAGGAAGGTCGAGATTGAGGGACAGGTGGCGCTCAGGTATCTCCAGACTCACGTCGAGAACTGGCGCGAGGAAGTGGACGGACTCGACTCCAGAAAGATCCGGGAACGAGCGTACGAGCTCCTCAGCTTCGACCAGCAGTCTGAACTTCTGGAACAGTACGAGAGAGCGTGGGATCAGGTCAAGAGTCAGACACCGTGGAGGATCGAGGCGACCCTCCGAGAGTTCCAGGGATTCGAGCCGAGGGACTTCTGGTTCACATATCCGATCCACGTACCCGACCACGAGAACATACTGGCCAAGGCAGACGTCGAAGGTTCGACCATGTCGAAGGAGAAGAAGAAGCTCACGATGCAGAAGGCAAACAAGCAGCAGCGAGAAGAAGAATACATCGAAGCGTTCAATACTCTGGACGAGCTCGGCAAGGATGTCACCGTCAAGGAAATGGCCGAAGTGATCGGGAAAGGTTACGACACCGTCAGAGATAACCTCAAGAAGATGAAGCAGTTCGAGATCATTCCAAGGAAGGCACCCAACGGTGCATCATTACCCTCGATCGTTCGCAGAAAATGACGAAGGGGGGGAGGGGGGTGGAGCCCCTATACTACGTATAAGGTTTTTATACCCCTCCTATGTTTGAGTAGGATCAAACCCCCTGTGTGAGTTCCGTATACACTCACACACAGGGGGAAAATCCTAAACTCAAACCGCGCGCACGAGAAGAAAAAATCACCCTACCCCAAGACACAGGAGGAAAAACACATGGCACACGAAGCAGAAAATTATTTTGATGATTGCCTCAACGAGGCAGAAGACTGGAACTCAGCGGAAGAAGTCAGCATGGTGGAAGATGCTAAGTACGAACTACTCAAGAGCATCGGCTACAGCCTGGCGATTATAGCCGACCACATGGAAGATGTAGAAAAGAAGACGGAATCACAGATAGAAGCAGCCTGGGAAATCGATAATTTCGATAAAGAATACGGCCAGTCATGCTTTACATGCTCGAATTGTGAAACAGGTTTTTATTTTGACGCAATCTATCGTCCAGATTCTCCCTGTATATGGAATTATTGCCCCGAGTGTGGGGCAAAGATGATCAGGGCGGGACTGATTAAGACAAAGCAGGAGCCAGACGAAAAATGAACTACGGTTACTGCAGAGTCTCGGCTCGGGATCAGAACCTCAGCAGACAATTCGAAGCGATGAACACGGCGGGAGTCGAGAGGTCTCACATCTTCATGGACAAAGAGAGTGGGAAGAACTTCGACCGTGTGGGCTACCAGTCGATGAAGAAGAGGATCCGATCCGGGGACTGCATCTTCGTTCAGTCTCTCGATCGATTCGGTCGGAACTACACCGAGATTATGGAAGAGTGGCGGGACATCATCAGTCGAGGCGTTGACATCGTGGTCATCGACATGGAGATCCTCGACACAAGGACAGCAGGCAGGAACGGTCTGGTCGGTCGCTTCGTCGCTGATCTGGTCCTTCAGGTTCTCGCCTTCGTGGCAGAGCAGGAACGACTCAACATCCGAGAACGTCAGCGCCAGGGCATCAAGCTCGCCAGACTCCAGGGGAAGAAGTTCGGGAGACCGTCCTCTGGTCTGCCGGAGAACTTCCACGAAGTCGCTCAACTCTATGAGGGGGGGGCAATAACCGGAACGGAAGCAGCCGATAAGTTAGGAATGCCACGCAGCACTTTTTATTACAAGATCAAACAGGAGGCAGAGAATGGGTAACAAGTCACTATGCGATAGCTGTATGTATGCTGGCAGTTGTGCAGATAGCGACAAAGGTCTTAGTTTTGCTAATCATACGATTTGCTGGAAATATGTTGAAGATAAGAAGGAGGCAGAGCATAGACAGCTTCCGGAAATTAAAAACTTCGGTATGGCCAAAAAGCATGATCCGAGGTCGAAAGAACTGTTTGATTATATCGAGGAGGTCGATTTTGCCAATGGTGATTACTTTTGCTTCAAATCCGGCGGCGACGGTGACAACGGTGAGATCTTAATGGATTTGTTGGACTGCTTCTTTAGGAACGTAGAAATGGCAGGCTCGCCTGATTCAGAGTGCAGACAGACATACGAGTGGATTCCTGTGAAGGATCCCCCAAAAGAAAATGGGTTTTATTTAGTAACCGCGTTAGGTTACGGAAAACGCCCATACATTAAATTCCTCGGTTACGATGCAATCGGAAAGAAGTGGGGAGAGGGTGGAGTTGTAGCATGGTGCAACATTTCACCATATAAATGGGAGGCAGAGGAATGATAGACAAACTAAAGAATTGCCCTAATTGCGCAGGGATCCTCAATGAGGCTGGTCGATGCACGTACTGCGGTAGCAAGATATACGACTTCTTGACTGTTGACTTTTTCGGAAGAGAGGCAGCCAGCGAGAAGACCTACATCCGGATAAAGGCCAACGGAAAGATCATACTGGCTCCTATTCGCTTTACGAACGCGGAACTGACCATCAAGAGCTACGACAACTATATCGCCTATGATGACGGCCAGTATGTTCAAAGAGGACTTCCGACGACAGAGATGGACCTGCATTTAATGGTTGTGGAAGACATGATTCAGATTGACGAGGAGGCTGAGAATGAATAAATATGAGGCGAAAGATGTTTTGAAACGGCATCTTCATCACTGGGAGCATTTGCTACAAGACGGGATATGTAATAAAAAGGAAGGGAAAGAAACAATCGAGGCTCTTACCCTTGCTATCAAGGCTCTTGTGGACAACCCAACAGGCGAGCACAAGTGCGTGACTTGTAAACACTGCAAGGATGAGATTTTCAATAATTATTGTAGAGAGTGTAGTCGCGCTTGGGCAGACTTATATGAGGAGGCAGAGAATGAGGTTAATAATTGAGATACCGGATGAATTTACAGAGCAGTTTGCTCAAGATAGGTTTGAGGATAGTCTGCGTAGATTGAGTGCGGACGCTCATTCGGTAGCTGGAAATTACGAACAAGAAACAGCATTGATGCTGATAGATGCTTTTAAGAATGGCACACCGATACAAACAGTAACTAACGCAGAAGAAGCCGAGGCATATCCGATAGCCGAGAATATCCCGATAAGCAAAGAGGAACAGGCAGAGAATTGTAGGATTGTTAGAGAGTTTTTACGAGATGTTGCGCATGCTAAGGATTTACCTACTCGTAAAGAATAAGGAGGGCAGAGAATGAGTAATGGTTTTAATGGGTTTGACCTGATAATGGCTGCGTTAAGAAGAGCACTTTCTACTACAAAATAAAACAGGAGACACAACATGATTGAATTTTTTATGCCGATGAACCCTCCGACAGCTACGGCTCAGGAGAAACAGTTCAACAAGACAACCGGCAAGGTATATCTGAAGAGTGAGGCCAGAGCTGCTCGTGGGATCCTTCAGGCTCATCTCGCAGAGTTCAGACCTCAGGACCCTCTGACCGGTCCGATCGAGCTCACCGTCGTCTGGGCCTATAAGAACATCGAGAAGCCGAACGGATCCTGGCATCAGTCCAAACCCGACCTCGACAACATCGAGAAGGACTTCATCGACTGCCTGGTCAGGCTCCGATTCATACCGGACGACAAACACATCAGCAGGAAGATCACAGAGAAGAGATGGACCAACGAGGTCCCGGGGATCTACGTCAAGATTCAGAAACTGGAGGAATAACATGGCTAACCCATTAAAGATCTACATCGCCGGGAAGATAACCGGTAACCCGAACTACAGAGAAGACTTCACGATCGGGACCGTGGCAGTCCTGAAGAAGATCCGGGGAACATACGGACGGAACCTGCCGGTCACCCTGATGCTCCCGAGCACCGAACCGAAGGGGCTCACCAACAGACACTACATGAGGATCAGCCTCGACAGGATCGACGAGTGTGACATCGTGGCCTTCCTTCCGAACTATACCGACAGCCAAGGCGCTCAGATCGAGGAACGCTATGCAAGGTACACCGACAAGCAGCTGATGTATCTCACGGTGGAAGAGTTCGAGAGCGTCCGATCGGTTCAGGAGAGGAAGAAGGCAGAACAGCCGTACATCATCATCGGAGAGGAGGATGAGGATCATGACTAACAAAAGAGCAGCACAAGTAGTGCAAGCGGTCAAGTTCCTGCTCGACAATGGGCAATACACAGAGGAAGTTGAGGAAGCGCTTGACCTTGCAATCAAGGCACTCGAAGAACGACCGACAGGCGAGTGGATTTTTGATGGATTTTGTTTTTCCTCATCCAAATTCAAATGTTCAATATGTCATTATCCCGAATTAGAAAAAACTAACTATTGCCCGACTTGCGGTGCAAAGATGGAAGGAGGCAGAGAATGACAGCAGTAAATGAAACCAGATTCTGGCAGGCAGTCGAAGAGGCGAGGATCCGTTCAGGGTGCAAGAATCTCCAGGAACTCGCCAAGAAGCTCGACCTCATCCCGGCATACTTCTCACAGCTCAGGGCCAGAGGCAACGATCCAAAAGCCGACATCATTCGAGCAATCGCTCTCAAGGCCAACATCAGTTCAGACTGGATGCTCGGGCTCACTAACATCAGAGAGAGAAGGTGGTCTTCGTGACGGACCGGCAGAAGAGAGCCGACGAGTGGCTCAACAGGAACTACCTCGAGTGGCGTGAGCTCGAGCTCCTGAAACTCAGACTCGAGATGAGCGAGTCGATGCTCAGCACCGGAGTCAGCAAGCTCTCCCGATCGGAAGTCCAGACCGATCACGTGGAGAACGTTCAGGAGTCCAAACAGATCGAGGCGTCATCGCTTCGTGAGGTGGTCGAGAACAGGATCCGAGCTCTGGACATCGGAGACAGTCTCACGATCCAGGCGATCGGACACATCCCGTCAGCTGAGGTCAGGATGGTCATGCTCAGGCGGTACATTTACAGATATTCCTGGAAGCAGATCGCCAACGAGCTCGGCTATGATCGGAGGACACTATTCAGGAAGAGGCTCGAAGGACTCGACACGGTGGCGGACTTTTTAGCGGTCCGCTACTAAAAAATCAAAAGATGTCACCCAATGTCACACATATATATGTTAAAGTCAAATCGATGAAACCATCCTGTGGTTCTCCGAAAGGCGTCCGACTATAAATTAGTCGGGCGTCTTTTGTTACCGGGAAACAAGAAGAGAGTGATCGCAAACATGCCCGACCTGTACAACACATCAAAGTGGCAACACATACGCGAGGGAGTCCTCCGAAGAGCGAACTACTACTGTAAGAACTGTTTACGGTATGGAATACCACACCAAGCTTCTACCGTCCACCATATACTCCCGCGCGAGTATTTCCCGGAACTCGAGACCACAGGATGGAATCTCATCGCACTCTGCGATAAGTGCCATAACAAGATGCACGACCGGGACAGTCACGAGCTGACCGACCTCGGGATGCAGTGGGCGGAACGGATCGCAAGGAACCACAGGAAGGAGACAGAAGGATGGAGGATGAGATTCAATACCAGAGCGGATGGCCAAAGCAGCAGGGATGGTTCGACGTAACAGTCGACGGTGAGGATGACAGACTCAGGCACTGGATCTGTCAGCTCAGCGGACGGCACGAGTGGATCGATGTCGATGGCCACTACATCAGAGGCAAGGAGGTCCTCTGGTGCGGAGAAGCGGAGACGAGATTCTGAAATAAGCAGACGCCCCCCCCGGTCGAAAAAATCTCAACGGCTGCCTGACAGAACGGCGGCGGGAGGTCTTTCCCTCTCCAAGAGGTTTTTAGGGTCTGGGGGATAAATATCGGGTTATCGTGGCGATGGTAGCCACCACGGGAGACCGTGTCACCGAGTTCAAGTCTCGGGATCCCGACCAACAATAAACCACAGGAGATGAAAACACAGGATGAAGTATCAAAAACGAAAACTCGCGGATCTGATCCCTTATGAGAACAATCCGCGATTCAACGATGAAGCGGTCGATGACATCGTCGAGAGCATTAAGCAGTGCACATACATCGCTCCGATCATCATCGATGAGGATGGGTCGGTTCTGGCAGGCCACACCAGATTGAAGGCCTTGAAGAAACTCGGCTACACGGAGTGCAACGTTATCATCGCAGACGGACTCACGGAAGAACAGAAGCGCAAGTTCAGACTTTATGACAACAAGGTCGCCGAGCTTGCTTCCTGGGATCCGGAGAAACTTCTGGCGGAACTGAAGGATGTCGACTTCCAGGGTTATGACTTCGGACAACCGGTCGAGAAGGTTCAGGCGGAACCGGGAGAGAACCACAAGATCAAGACAGTCACCTGTCCATGTTGCGGGGAGGTGTTCGAGGGATGAAGCTCACAAAACTGAAACTGGCAAATATTAAACCATACGAGAACAATCCGAGAAGGAACGACGAGGCCGTCAAGGCGGTAGTGGAGAGCATTAAACAATGTTCATATATCACGCCAATCATAGTTGATGAAGATCACGTTATTCTGGCAGGCCATTCAAGATATAAAGCGATGCAGGAACTCGGAGTCGAGTCAGCTGAGGTTCTGGTCTGCGAAGGACTGACAGAGGAACAAAAGAAGAAGTACAGGTTCCTCGATAACAAGACAGGAGAGAAGGCGACCTGGGATCTGTTCAAACTTGAGGATGAACTCGAGGGGCTCGACCTCGGCGATTTTTCATATTTTCCGAAAGTCGAAGTCCTGGAAGAGGACGCAGCGAACACGGCAAGGATAACAGAGAACAAAGAGTTTGCGGTGGAGGTGTTTGAGGATGGCGAGTTCAAATATCAATGTCCAAAATGCGGCTTTAAGTTCAACTAAATTCCCATGGAAGTGGGCGCTCTCCGATCTGGAAAGAGTCCCGAAAAACGGACACACGGTCTTCTCCTGCTTCGCATGCGGGGGGGGGCTCATCTATGGGATATAAACTCGCAGGTTTTGAGGTCATCGGGAACTGTGAGATCGATCCTCAGATGATGAAGATCTACAAGAAGAACAATCACCCTAAA